CGTCCCAGGTAAAGGTCACGCTGTCGCCCGGATAGTCCACCGTCTGCGTGCTCGCAGTGAAGCTGTTGATCTTCACTAAAGGGATCGAGACGGACACCGGGAACCAGTTGTCGAAGACCACCGGCGCTTCCTGTCCCTCCACCGTCAGCGTGACGATCAGATAAAAGATGGTCGGGTTGACCTGTAGATTCTCGACCGTATAGCTGCCCACCGCGGGCAGGAGCTGACCCTCCTTCGTCTTACTGATGGTCACGGTGTTGCTGTCGGCGTCAAGGTACTGGAGTTCGTAGACCGCTCCGCTGCTGCAGTTCCATGAGAGCGTGGTGCTCTGTCCCTGCTCGACCGAGACCGGATCGGCGTTGAGCTGCCCGACCGTGAATTGCGGCGGAAACTTCGCCAGCGGAATCAGGAGCGTGCCCGTGTTGTCCGTGGTGACTTCGGTGACCGTCATCTGGGTCGTGCCCACCTGCTCGTTGACCTGGATCTTGGAGAGCACGAAGGTCAATCCGGTAGAGCCCAGCTTTCCGTCCTGCGCCGTGTCGGGGGTTGCGGTAAAGAGCGCTCCGTCCTGCGTGATCGTCCACCCCTCCGGCGCGTTGGTTCCGATGCCGGTTGGATCCGAGAAGAAGTCTTTGGCATCCGTGCCCTGCACAAAACCGAAGCTGATGCTCTGGCAATCGATCAACTGATGCGTGCTGTTCGAGACGACGATCATCAGCGTCACGAGTGAAGGGTTGCCCTCCTGCGGGCTGGCCTGAATCGGATTCTGATTCGCGGAAACGGCATAGCTCAGAAGCGTGGACGTATCGCACATCTCTTGTTCTCTCCTTTCAAACTCTCGTCTCAGTGCTGCGGCAGGCCGGCGAAAATGAGATAGAGGACGGCCACATTTTTCGGGCGGGTCTCGTTGCCGTTCCCAGCGCTCTCACTGGTCACGTCCTGCACGCCGGGAACCGCGGGCCAGTCACCCGCAGCAAAGATCTCGCCGCTGGGCGGCTGTGCCATATGCTTGACGACATGCGTGTGGCTCGCGAATTCATCTCCCTGCACAGACAGAATCTTGCGGCCAGCCCCGTTCGGATCTATCGTCCCGGACGTGTCCAGACCGCGCAGAAAATATCCACTGAGGTTGGGCAGCTTGTTGGACTGGCCCAGCTCCTTGTAGAGCTCCGGATACTGCGTTTGATCGAAGGTCGAGCCGTCGCACAGCAACCAGCCGAGCGGGAAGCTGTTCGTGCTGCCGCCGTAGCTGATGATCGTGCCGACCGGCATCACCTGAACGATCACCGCAATGGCTTGTGCGGTCGGATTGTTATCCGAAGGCGAATCATAGTTGCTCATGGCGTTCTCCATTGGCTGCGCCTCTTTCACTGTTGCGGCAGACCGGCGAAGATGAGATAGAGGACGGCCACGTTCTTAGGGCGAGTCTCGTTGCCGCCCGTGTTGGTCGTAGTCTGGGCTCCCGCCAGGTCTTCACACCACGGCACGCCCGGCGGGTCACCGCCCTTATAAGGATCGTTGCCATAGGTAGCCATGCTTTGGATGTCGTGGGTGTGACCCGCGAACTCATCCTCCTGCACAGAGAGCGTGTCGCGCCCAGCTCCGTCCGGGTCAACCTTGCCCGACGGGTCCAGCCCGCGCAGAAAATATCCGCCCAGGTCCGGCACAGTGTTGGTGTTGCCCAGCGCCACATAGAGGTCCGGATACTGATCCTGATCGAAGGTCGAGCCGTCGCAGGGGAGCCAGCCGGGCGGAAAGCTATCGGCCTTGCCGCCGTAGCTGATGATCGTGCCGACCGGCACCATCTGGTTGATGACGGCCGTGACCTGCGCGGTCGGGTCTTCATCCAAAGGCAAATCATATTTCGTCATGGCTTCTCCTGCATTGTGATGAAGACTGCACCGCGTAGCTCAGAAGTGGATCGCTCATCTGACAATCACTCCCTTTAAGATTGCGGCGGGAACTTCGCCAGCAAAATGTTGGTCGTGCCGGCCTGCTGCCCGGCGTTTTCGACAATCGTCAGCGCGAAGGTCCCGGGCTGCTCGTTGACCTGTATGTTCGAGAACACGAAGACCAGCCCCGCGCCTCCGATGTTGCCATCACCGGACGTGTCGGGCACTGCCTGAAAGTTGCCGCCGGCGATCTGTGTCATGCTCCAGCCGACCGGCGCGGTGGTCATGATGCCGGAGATGTCGCTGTAGAGTTCTTTGGCGTTCACGCCGACCGGAAGGGTGAAGACGATGCTCTTACATTGAATCAACTGGTGTGTATTGTTCGAGACGACGATGGTCAGCGTCACGAGCGAAGGCTGGGCCTGCGGCTGACTGCTCTGGATCGGGTCCGGGTTTGTGGCAACTGCATAGCTCAGAAGTGTCGTGCTCATCGTTTGGCCTCCAATGTGGAATTGCTGTTAAGCCTGTGGAACGCCGCCGTAGATCAGATAGTAGATGTAGGCGTTGACCGGCCGCGTCTCGCTTCTTACGGCCGGCACGGGGTTGCCGGAATTAATCATAATGTTGTCGTCACCTCCCATGTATTCGCTGGTCCCGCTGCCTAAGAAAATAGGGTGATTGTGATTCGCCACCTGCGAGCCCTGGCGGCTGCCGATGACCGGGCCGACCACGGTCGGATTTCCCGCGATCGGACTCTCGCGCTGCTGGCAATCGAAATCAAGCGCGCCCTCCGTGTCCACGCCGCGCAGAAAGAGTCCCATGTAGTTAGGCACGACGACATTGCCTGCGGTCTGCGGCGTGCCGTAGATCGTTCCCAGAAGCGTCACCAGTTGCGGATAGGTCGCGCCCGAAACCTCCTGCCCGGCGCAGTAGATCCAGCCCGGCGGCAGGTTATCCAGCGGCCCGGCGAAGGCCACGACGGTGCCCACCAGAACGGAGGGCGGCGCGACGACCGTGACCGGGAAAAACCGGGTCGCGGTCAGCGGCTGATCCAGCCCCGGCAAATTCAGAGTCACCAGCAGATAGAAGGTCGTGCTCTGCTCGATACCATTGATCGTGTAACCGCCGGTGGAGGGCAAAGGCGTGGCCGGATTGCCATTGAGGTCCGAGATGGTCACCGTGCCGGGGCCGACCTGATACTGTATCTCGTAGATCGCTCCGCTCGTGCCGCTCCAGAAAAGAGTCGTGCTTCCGCCAGAGCTGATCGTCGGCGGCGAGGCGATCAACTCGCCGACCTTGAACTTCTGGGGAAACTTCGCCAGCGGAATGTCCAGCGTGCCGGTGTTGGAAGTGGTCACTTCCGTGATGGTCATGTCGGTCGTGCCCGGCTGCGCGTTGACCAGGATGTTCGAGAGCACGAAGATCAAGCTGCCTGCTCCGATCGAGCCGTTCTGCGCTGTGTCGGGCGTCGCCGTGAAGACACCGGCCGACGGCGACGACAGGCTCCAGCCCTCCGTCGCGGAAGTCCCGATGCCCGTCGCATCCGAGAAGAAATCTTTGGCATCCGTCCCCACCGAAAAGTCGAAGCTGATGCTCTGGCAATCGATCAACTGATGCGTATCGTTCGAGACGATGATGGTCAGCGTGGCGAGCGAAGGGTCGCTCGGCTGCGGGCTGACCTGCAATGGGTTTGGGTCCGTGGCAACTGCATAGCTCAGAAGTGTACTCATCGTGTGGCCTCCGTCGCGGATGGTCTGGGGCTCAATCAGCCTTCTAGTTTTTCGGCGGTTCCGCTTGCGCTTGAGTCTGCGGGACGCCGCCGTAGATGAGATAGTAGACGTAGACGTTCACCGGCCGCGTCTCGTTTCCTCCGCCGTCGTTATTCGTCGTCGGCTGCCGGCCGGCATTCGGGGCTTTGGTACCGCCCTCAGCAAGCTGTACCGCGAGGTCGCTTCCACTGGGCGAGATGAGCTGAAAATTACGATCCCAGTTGTGTGTGTGATTCTGGAGCTGCGGTCCCTGACGGCTGCCGACGATTGGCCCGACCACGGTCGATTGCCCCGCGACCGGAGACACACGCTGCGTGTAATCAGGATCGAGCACGCCGGTCGGGTCAACGCCGCGCAGGAAGGTCCCACGCAGGTCCGGCAGCACGACGTTGCCGGAAGTCTTGGGCACGCCGTAGGTCTCCTGCAGGAGCGAGAGGAGCTGCGGATAGGTCGCGCCCGAAACCTCCTGCCCGTTACAGTTGAGCCAGCCCGCCGAGAGGTTATTGCTCGGCCCGGCGAAAGCCACGATGCTGCCGACGAGGACGGGCGGGATCATCGTCACGGAGACGGTCGCCTGTTGTTCGATGCCTGTCTGATTCTTGATTGTCATCACGTACTCTGTTTCATGCTGAGTCTGATCGATCTTTTTTGTAGTAGAGCCCCACGGGACATTTATGACGCGCGTTCCGGCGGAGTCATGCGCCGTCAACTGCATCGCCACGGCATGGTGTATCTGCCACTCCAGTGTGAACTCGCTCGCGTAGATGACGCATTCGGCCTCCGTGCAGCCCTGCGGCCGGAAGTACTCTATCTCAGGCGGCAGCGGCGCGACGATGACCGGGAAAAACCGTGTCGCACGGAGCGGCTGGTCCTGCCCCGGCACGGTCAGCGTCACGATCAGGTAGAAGGTCGTGTCCTGCTCCAGATCATCGATGGTGTAAGTGCCGGTCGCGGGCAGCGGCGTGTTCGGTTCGCCCTTGACGTGCGTCACGGTGACGGTGTTGCCGTCCACATCCAGATACTTTATTTCATATTGCGCGCCGCCCGTGCCGCTCCATGACAGGGTCGTGCTTTCGCCGGCACTGATCGTCGGCGGCGAGGCGGTGAGCTGGCCGACCTT